ATGCTGACCGATACAAAACTAAGAAGTTTAAAGCCACAAGACAAGCTTTATAAAGTGTCTGATCGAGATGGTTTATACGTTGCAGTGACAAAAAGTGGTGTTATTTCATTTAGATATGATTATCGTTTTAATGGAAGGAGAGAAACGGTTACTTTTGGTCGATACAGTGCTGACGGTATCACGCTTGCAGAAGCAAGAGCCGAATTAATTGAAGCAAAAAGGCTATTAAATGCAGGTATATCGCCAGCTTCAAAGAAACGTGACGGTATTGAGAGTAAAAAAATAGGGACGGTATTCAAAGACTATACCGTCAATTTCCTTAATGATGCCCAATATGCCGACTCTACTAGGGCCATGAAAGAAGCAATTATTGAAAAAGAAATCTATCCTGTATTCGGCAAGCTTCAACTAGAAGAGATCACCACACCACGGCTTAGAGCATTGTGTGAAAAGATAAAAGATAGGGGCGCAAAAGCGACTGCATTACAAGTGCGTGAGATTGTTGGCTCTGTTTTTACTTATGCCATAGACAGAGGTTATGAAATTAGTAACCCAGCAGATGCAATAAAGGCATCTTCGATAGGTACTTTTCAAGCGCGCGAAAGGGCAATGTCACCGAAAGAAATCGGTATCTTATTTCGTGAACTAGAAAACTATAGTTGTTATCCAACCTTAAAATTGGCCGTTAAGTTTGTATTGCTAACATTAGTCAGAAAGTCTGAGTTTATTCATGCAACATGGGATGAAATAGACTTTAAAAATAGACAATGGGTGATCCCTAAAGGGCGAATGAAGGGGAGAAAAGAGCATGTTATTTATCTCTCTGACCAAGCAATGGATATCCTAACTGGTATGAAAGTTTGTGCGATGGGAAGCGATTACTTAATGCCTGGTCGATATGATATTAAAAAGCCACTTTCTAATGCTGCATTGAATAACGTGATTGATGGCACCGTAAAACGTATCAATGAGAAGGGTATTGAGTTCGAACCGGTTACTGTTCACGATTTACGACGCACAGCAAGCACGCTGTTGCACGAAGCAGGTTATAACTCAGATTGGATAGAGAAGTGTTTAGCACACGTTCAAAATGGCGTTAGAGCCGTTTACAACAAGGCTGAATATGCTGAACAGCGCAGGAAGATGTTACAAGAGTGGGCTGATATGGTGGATGAATGGATAAAAGAGAAAGATTAACGCTTTGTCATTCTTCGCCAAGTGTTTTATAAGCAAGTAGTGACGATAGGTAAAGTACACCAACAACAGGCCAGATTGTGGAGTAAAACAGTCTGGCCACAATATCTTTTATATTGTCGCTTTCGTGCTTAGACTCTGAAAATAGGTATCCTGCAAGCCATAAGTACACAGCTAATAATGTGAGTAAAATAATCATTAGCCGTTTTTCCTTTTGTACTGAGCGTGGTCATCACCACACTCTTTAGAACAGTAAGCGCTATTCTCTGTTACTGGCTCTTCACGGCACCAGATACAAAATCCAGTTAAGCTTTTAGCTGGTGGCTCTCTATTTTCTAATGCGGTGTTGATTTGTAGATCCGTTAAGTCATTAGCATCATCTGCGATATCAGGCATATTTATTCCTTACAAATAAAATGAGAGTTGATAAGTTCGATACTGTTGTTAGGACATTGATTGCCCCATGCATCCCAACCTTGTGACATGTCACGAGCGAATAGCTCAATGCGACTTACATCACCGTACAACTGTTCAAGACGGTTTTTTACTTCCCACGGTTTTTCGCTATGCTCACCTAAACAACTAAATACGATTTGTTTAACGCTAGCACTAATGCGCTGTAATCCATTGCCTCGAGTAGCGATTAAAACATCTTCACTATTGGCTCTGGTGTAGTTTCCTCCATTCATTTTTGTTTCAGCATCTAATAGTTCAAACAGGTCGTGATAATCAAATAACTCGCTGTTTTGAATCGCTTTATCAATTCGTTGCCATGCTAAAGGGTTAAACTTAACCCATGTAAAAGCTTTCATTGTGCGGACTTTAAAGCCCCAAGCTTCAGCTAATTTAATAGCCTCGAGTACAAAATTACCGGTATACCACATGGCAAGAACTGCGTTATCAGATGCAATAGAATGAATAGGGATATGAGTTAAATTGAAGAGGGAGGTTGTTGGATAATGATTTTTAGCAGCACCGTTTGAAACTTTATTTTTGTAATCCCACGGAGGATCACAATAGATAAGGTCGTATTTTTTCATTTAACTTCCTTAAGAAAAGAGATCCAGTGCGTTTTATCGTTCTTACCTACACGCTGTACCGCTGTTGGTTTTTGGTCTGTTAGTGCTAAAATTTGTTTAACAGGTATTTGGGTTTCATTCCATTTGAACAGCAATGTTCCTCCAGGCCTAAGCACTCTAAATGCTTCACTAAACCCTTTACTTAAATCTTCTCTCCATGATTCTTTATTTAACGAACCGTATTTTTTAAACATCCAACTATTTTTACCAACTCTAATTAAATGAGGAGGGTCAAATAGCACCTGATAAAAAGTATTATCTGGTAATGGAAGGTTTTTAAAATCAGAAATAACATCAGGTGTTATATTTAAAATTCTTCCATCACATAAAATATGTTCTTCTGCTCTAATATCATTAAATAAAACGCGGTCATCTTGTTTATCAAAATAAAACATACGAGAGCCACAGCACATATCAAGTATTGGTTTCACGTTCAGCATCCTTCATCATTAAGAATAGTTCCATAGCGCCACGGTATAAGCTTTCACGCTCAACCTGACCAACTGAGCCATGGCAGCACATCCAGCCACCTGAGCTTTTAATCATCGATATTTCATTCTCAATAATAATCGGCATTGCGTCAGTAGGGTTATTGCATGGGGCGAAAAAACGATAACCAAACGAGCCATCAACAAGGAATTGGATAATATCCATTGTTTGCTTGATTACATCGTATTGCGTTTCAGGTAAAACAAATTGCGCTACTAATAAATTAATTTCGAAATCAGATAGTTCGGTGTATCTATTCATTATTCATCACCAATGTATTTAATTTTACCACTCATCATTGCGTCAATTATTGTTCGCATTTCCCAGCACCAATAAGCAGACTCAACATATATTGATAATTTGCCGTAGTCGTGTTGCTTGCGCTTAATAAATCGCTCTGCGGCTTCTTTGGTTAGATGTGAATTTACTGTTCTGTAATCCCATTTCCAGTAGTAGATATATGAATCTGATATGACATTATTAATTGCATTAGCTTTGCCATGGTCGCCTAATTCATCCCATGCATGCACTTCAAATCCATCGACATACTCAAGAACCTTACATGCTATGTCGTCTTCAAGGTCATTAAATGCTTCGTCGATATCATCGTAATAATTATCTTCGTAATAAATCCCAACCTCGTCATTGTCACTGCCAGTTACTTTGATTTTCTCTCTAACTGTGAATATTGGGTTTGCAGTGCAGTGGTAATTAACACCTTCACCTTGGTTGTGATATTTAAGGCGTTCAATAAAGTTATTCCATGTTTTATTATTTAACTCGTCACCATCTGCTAATGATTTAATTTCACTCATCTGTATATTTATCCACAAACAACCTCAACATTCCTCACTGACATTAAATATTCAGCACGTTTATTGCATTCCGATTGCGTGTATATATCTTCCGTTACAGGCACAGCAGAACCCTGTATTAGCATGAGTAATACATATCCGATTATTTGCATGGTTATTTAGTTTTATATGTGTGGGCTACTTTGAATTTAGAGTTTAAGCTATTAGCTCTTTTTTCCGCATCTATAATTGAAATAAATCCTTTTTCAATCATATTTCCATTTAATAAAATAACTGGTTTGCCGTTAATTAGTTCGGCTTTGTATTTATCATTCATTTTTTATTTTCACTCCGTTATCTAACAATGCTGTTTCACATGCAGATATTCCACTGTTATATCCATCAGTAAAATAATCATAATTACCTGTACTTTTCTCTCTTACTGGTAGGTGCAATAAGAGCGAATCACGTGATGCTTTCCATATATCAAATGGCGAGATATTGTATAAATCTTTACCATCAGACCATTCTTCAAACTGCTGTCTTGATTTATCCATCATTCCACCTTTATTTGATTTAATGCATCACGAACAGCGTTTAATCGTGATTCCATTATTAGATATTCATGGTTGGGAATAGTTGGCCAATCGTTATACCAAGCATCATCACCAAATAACCCAAGCAACTTACCGCCTATAAAGCTATTGCAACAATCATCTTTAACATCATCTGATGATTCGATTAAATCCCAATATTCCCTTGCTTCGTATTTATCTATTTCATTATCTTTACGCAGTTTTATAACTTGCTTTTTAGCGTATTCAGCATTTGCATCGTTATCAGCGTCTATCTCAGAGATTAAATTAGAATCTAATTTGCCTATCCAGTAGTGATTATTGATACGCTGAATAAATTCAACTAGTGAACTACCCATCGAACCCCAAAAACAAGACCATGAATTTCCCCATTCGCTAATTGTGACACGGCCGTTTTGATTATCGCCGTAGTCCTCAAGGTAAACATGGATAGGGTCGTGTCGCTCAACATCTGTTATTACTAACTTAGTAACTTGAGATCGTTCAACTTTCATCGTTGCACCTTATCCCTCTGTCTTCACATACCAATCAACAAGATTATCAATTGCAGTATTGATATATCCTGATTGTTCTTCTTCGGTTAATTTATCCCATTCGTCCTCAGTAATTCCCAGCCCACATTCAGAGTCAGAGCCAACCTTGTTTGTCCTTGCAACTAAAACCATCTGCTTACTCATATTCATTCCTCTTCATTGCATCCCTGTGATAAGTTAATGTGTATAATAAATTCAGCGACCTTGATTGTTCTAAAAAATCCTTCTTCGTAACCGCAGTGAGGGCATCGAATAATAAATCCGTGATTTCCCCTTGCTGATGTAATAGCTATTATTTTTGTTTCCTCTCCGCAGTCGTGGCATTTATACTTTTTATCTGTCATATCTATCTCCTGTTTGCATCCTTGCACTGAGCCCTAATTCCAATTAGAGATTTCTTCTTCGATTAAGTCGTCTATTTCGCCGTTAGTGGCTTCTTCATTGAGAAATAAACGGGCTTCAGTAATATATTTTTCTCTGTTCTCATTAAAGAACTTTGAGAATTCAGGCGACCACCCATGGCACTTACCATCAAAATCAACGTGAGCATTTCCCTCTGCCATATTTAGAATCATCATGTCAGCAGTAATGACGCCACATTCACGACAAAATCCTTTCAAGTCGCGTTTTCTGTAATAAGGTGAAACCTTAGAATCACAAACACTCTTGAATCGTTGTTTCCATCTTTGAATGCAACGACCGTGTAAACTTTTCATGGTTATATCCTTTGGTTAAACGGGTAGGGGTTAGGCGTTACTCACGAACTGCCCAGCTTCATTACGCTTACGTTCCGTGTAACACTTAGGTGTCTCTCTTGATTGAGAACGCTTTTTCAACCACTCATCAACTTCTTCAGCTTCCCAAGCAACACAGCGCACAGATAAATACATACGCTTTGGAAAATCGCCTTTCTTCTCTAAGGTGCGAATAGTTGAGCGAGAAAGCCCTGTTTTTTTTAAAACATCAGGCATACGAATAGGTTTGATAGGTAATTTAATATTCATATTTAAACTCCTGCGGAGCGATACAGCTCCGCATTAAATAGGATTACTGGTATTCAGGGCGCATATCATTAAGTGTGATAGAGAAAGACTCGTATAACTCATCACCGAGTTTTCTTTTGCTTGATTTAAGTAGCTTGTCTACTTTTTCAAATGCTTCGGTAGCTTCAGGTGAGCCAGATTCAGGAAGTGAGTTAATAGAAGCTTCTAGGGCATTACGTGCATCAATACGGTGGTATGCCTGTACTGCTTTATTTTTTAATTCAGTAAACAGGTTGATCCCCATTTCATTTTTTAAGTTCTCAATTTCTGCGCGAATATTTTTAGCTTCTTCGACAGTTTGAACATCATCAATAGCTAATCTAAAGGTTTCAGCATCGAACTTAGGTATAAACTCGCCTTGAGTCTCTATTACCGGTTCAGGATTATTTGGTTGTTGCTGAGTGGTAATTTCATTAATGCTGACTCGTTCTTTGTGTGGGGTGATGTCTTTAATCGGGCGATCTTCAAGTTCTTCTGGCGTATACACACCTAGGATAACTTCAGGGCAATAAAGACGGGCCCAATATTTTACAGCCAGATACGCGATTTGTTGCTTAGGCATTGTTTTCCAAAGTGGTGAGTTTCTCGTCTGTACATCAGCAAGGTAAACAGGCTCACCCCATGTAATTTCTTCTTCACCTCTTAAAATTGCACCGACTTCAATAAATAAACCCGATTCATCACGTTTATCTTTCATGCCTACAATCTTTTCCCAGTCGCCACCGTATTTGTAATGGAACCGACCTACAACAGCATTTGAACTGGTAATAACTGCATTTACTAATTGGGCTTCATAACCAAGCACACCATTGATGACATGTGTTTTTTGACCGACAACGAAAGGATCCATTCCCCAGCGTGCAGACTGCATTGTGATAGCAAGACAATCAGATGGTTTACCTTGCAGATGTCTTGGCACCGTTGCTGTACCTGATGCCATTAGCTCAGCAAATTTAACAATACGGTCTAATGATTCAGGATTAAAAAGTAATGATGTGTTATTCATTACTGATTGGTTTCTTTCGAGAGTTGCTACTTCTGACATAATATTTACTCCAAGCGTGCGCCTGATTGTTCAAGCGCAGTTTTATTAAGCGACTTCGTTTTGCAGTTCTTCTAACTTTCTCTGCTCAAAGTCAGTGATACCGATAGTGAGAGTAGTGGTGATAGGCGCTGGCCAATATCCCGTATCCATAGCTTCACGGATATCTCGCAATGTCTTTTTGTACTCTGCGCGACCTAGTTCAAGTAATTCAGGAGAGGCTTCAACGATAGCGACCCAGTGGTAATGCTCGTCTTTGTTAACAAATATCCAGAAGAACTGATCAAGCATTGCCACATCACAATACATAGCTGCACTGATGTGATAATCACGATTAATGATTTCTCTGCGGATCATGGATTCAATGGCATCTTGTTTAAATCGACCCAGAGCTACTGATTTGAGGTCAAAACCTAATCGGTTATTTTCTGTTTGAATTTCGATATCAGGACGAACACGAATTTCAAGACCGGTATCTTCATCAATGCCGTAGTAACTTACTTCTGATACATGGTTAGGGTGATTTAATAAACTGGATGCTTCTTTGTGGTTCATAACAGCGTTACGCATGTTATTTGCCATTTCATAGTCAACGGTTTGAACATGAATTTTCGAATCGTCACTAAGCCACTGGCTAATGATTTCATCTTCAAATACAGCATCAGGGTTCACTTCTTTAATGACCTGCATGAGATCATCTTTTTTGACGGGTTTTCTAAGTGGCTCAGGCTTACTTACTTCTGCCAAATATAATTCGGGACTGATTCCGTTTATCTGCTCAAGTAATGCGTCTGTATTACCTGAGGTTTTCAATGGTGTTGGCAAAGTATCGTTATAGGCTTTGATACAGGCTTTCATTGCTGCACCAGTAAATTTCCCATCTTCAGGGATGGTTTTAAATTCATCGGGCAACTGCATGTATATCTGACCTAGCTCTTCGGCTTTTCCGCTGGTGGAAAGTTGCGGTGTCAGAGTGGCGTTATGTTCTTCAATAATCGCTTTTAACTCATCTTGTGAGAGCTTTTTAGGCAACTTATTGTTGTATTCGTCAATCCATGACTTCATTGTTTCCGTTGTTGTAAAGGCACCCTCTGGAATAATTGGCTTAACACTGAATTCAGTATCAAACTTTTCAGGTTCCATTGTTAACGTGTGAAATGCGCTACCTAAGTCGAAACAACGCTTATTTTCACGCTCAATAACTTTTGTTACATGGCGTAACTCGTAATACATCAAACTAATACGGGCATCTTTTAACATCGAACTACTGATACCGTTTGAACTGTGATACACCTCGTTAGGAATATCGGGATAACGACCAGGTTCAAAATAAGCAGGTTGGTCATTTTCTTCCTGTGGAATACCTTCCGTTTCCTTGGATTGACCGTTTTGGTTATCTTTGCTGGCGTTAAAAATCACCTCTTCCTGAGGTACTTCCTTTTTTTCTACCTCATTTGAGGTGGTTTTTGGATTTATTAATGAGTTAAAGTGATTAACTCTATGACGAACGCTACGCATATCAGGGTTATCAATAAATGACATAATAGCGTTAACGATTTGCTCTTCACTGAGTTCGCTGCTGATATTAGGAACCAATGAAAGTGCAAGTAACGTGATATTAATAAAGTGGTCATATTGCTTAAACTCTTCTTTTTCAATATCACCATTGATATGAGCTGTTAGCGCATCTACTTGTTCGCTATCAGTAATATCTTGGTTAAGTAAAAGAGCTTTTGCAATCAACACATTTAAGTGCTTAGTGTCTGACATTTTGTTTACCTACTAATTGTTCTGTTTGTAATGCGAGCTTTCTTACATAAGCCCACTCAATACCGGCTTTAAAATTGTCAAATGACTGTGACTCATTTAAGCCAGATAAGGTAAATACATGCTTACCGTCTTTGATATAAAAGATCATGACTAATCACCAAATTGGTTATGTCTGAGCGCATTAAAAAATCAGTCTCTTTTATCCATATTGTTAAAGAGCAAATTAACCATATTGGTTAACTTATGCTTTTAATCATAACCATAAATTAACCATTGTCAACCGTAAAAAACAAATAAATCACCAATATGGTTATGTTTGTTTTTATCACTATGAAATTTAATGATTTATTAAGAGTAAAAAGAAGCCAAGATATGACTTCTTTTTAATGGAGAGGGTTAGTCGTGGGAAATAGGCTGGTTTTTATTAATGATAAATTCAATGAAGTTTTCAATAGCGGCTTGTTCGCTGGCGGGAAGTTTTGAATAGGCTCTTCTATCATAGTTAATAGTGCCTTTATCATTTTTAGGGATCAGTAGTTCATAGGCTTGGCGACCCATTGCTTTTGCAATAGCATCAATGCTTTCAGCGGTGGCGCTGGCTTCACAATTGATAATGCGGTTAACTGTTGATTGTGCAAGCCCTGAATCGACAGAAAGCTTAACTCTTGATTTTATTCCATCGTTTAACATAAATGTTGTGATGTTATCTGAGAGTATTTTTCCGATCTCGGTCGGAATATATTCCTCTTTTTCTGACTCCGCATGACCTTCTTTTAAGTGGTCTACATCCATCCAATATTTGCTAATTCTAGTCACATATTCAATTTTGCGTGACATTGGGTCGGTGAGTTCACGATGACTTTTTAAATCTTTTGGTGATAGGTAACGAGAGATCATACTTGGTGCTACGCCTAACGCATCAGCCAATAGTTTTTGTTTGCCGTTGTAGTAGCGTTCAATAATATAAATCAGGTTATCTTTTCTAATTTCAGCAATGCTTTTCATTTCTCCAAGTCCTTTGGTGTCTATTCTTTATACAAACTTGATTAAGTTATGGTGTATTAAACAAACAAATAACCCTTTTGGTAAAGTACCTAAACGGTTACTATTATTTATTGGTTAATCAAATTGGTGAAATTATGGAAGTTTTCGACTTTAAAAAATTTTGGAATGGCTTAACGATTAAGCAAAGAGAAGCATTCTCTCAAAGAACGGGATATAGCCAATTGTATCTATCACATCAGCTACGCTATGCAAAACGCAAACCATCACTAAGTAAACTCAATAAGTTATATGATGTCTGTATTGAGTTCGGTGCAGATGCAACCAGAGAGCAATTAATCAATTTCTTTATTCGATAATAATTCAAAGGCTGTTTATTGATAAGGATCACTTCGGTGGTCCTTAATTTTTTATTGATAACCAATAAGTCTTTTTAGGTTGATCTATTTTAAAATAACGGATAGCATTTGCACATACACATAATCAAATGAGGTTGAAATGGAGATTATTAGTCGAAAAGAAGCTGCTTCAAAAGGGCTTGGAAAATTTTTTACAGGTAAGAAATGCAAGAACGGTCATGTTGCTGAACGTTATGTTTGTAATGGTGTTTGCGTTAAATGCAACTTTGAAAATTCAACAGTCTATCGCTCTGTGTTAAAGCAATTAATTAACAGCGCTAAGTGAATGGTGTTTTATGCGTGACTATGGAAAAGTTTCCCCACAATTTTGGATAGGAAAAACAGGTAAGGAAATAAGAGAAAAAGGGCATGAAGCACTTATTGTCTCTATGTACTTATTAACCAATCCTCACGCCAATATGATCGGAATGTATTACCTACCTATTATCTATATGGCGCACGAAACAGGGCTAGGTTTAGAAGGGGCTTCTAAGGGGCTTCTAAGGTGCATTGAAGCAGGTTTTTGCCACTATGATGAGGATGCTGAAGTTGTTTGGGTGATCGAGATGGCAAAATATCAAATAGCATCATCTTTGAAGCCATCAGATAACCGGTGTATCGGTATACAAAGAGAGTATGACTCTCAGCCTAAAAATCAATTTCTATCAATGTTTTATGATAAGTATAAAGATGCTTTTAATTTAAGTTCTGCAAGAGAATCATCTATAAAAAATGAAAGGGGCTTGGAAGGGGCTTTGAAGACCCTACGAAGCCAAGAACAGGAGCAGGAACAAGAACAAGATATAAAACCCCCTAAATCCCCCTTGAAAAAAAAGTCGGTACAAAAGCGAGGTTTTAATATCCTGGAAGAAAAAATACCTGATTGGCTAAATCCTGAAGTTTGGGAGAAGTGGATTGAGTACCGAAAGGAAATCAAGCACCCGATAAAATCGAAACAAACGTTCAGTGGACAAATAAAATTACTCACTGAGTGTTATGAGTTAGGTTTTTCACCTGAAGAAATAATTAGCAAAACCATTACAAATGGCTGGCAAGGACTATTCAAACCAAACGTTTCACCACCACAACGGATCATTCAACCTCAAAAGAACGATGAGTTTATACCGGAGGACTTCTGATGACTGCATCATCAACCTTAGCAAGGCTAAAGCGAATAATGCCTGAGCATATTAAACCTAAATTTACTACTTCTGCTGAATTAATGGCATGGCAACGAGAGCAGGGTGAAATTGATTCAATGAGGATCGCAAATGAAAACCGAGTAGCTCGTTTAAATAAAATCATGGGTAGATCAGGTATTAGCCCATTACACCAAAATTGTTCATTCGATAATTATGACGTTACATGTGAAGACCAACAAAGAGCATTGTACAAAGCTAAGAGATACGCTGAGCAATTTGGTAAATCATTTGGTGGGTTCATTTTCAGTGGTAATCCTGGTACTGGAAAAAATCATTTAGCGTCAGCCATAGGCAACCACATTATCCAAAAAGGGAAAAGTATTCTGATCGCTACACTGCCAGACATAATGATGAAGGTTCGTGAAACCTATCAAAAGGATGCTAAAACAACAGAGTCAAAACTGATAGATGATCTGTGTGATGTTGATTTGCTAGTGCTTGATGATGTGGGTGTACAACGTGGAAACCTCAATGAGGAATTAATTATATTTCAAGTAGTGGATCGAAGACTAGCAAACAAAAAGCCTGTTGGAGTGCTTACAAACCTAAATTATACCCAACTATCCAAAGTGTTGGATGAACGAGTAATAGATCGACTCCGAATGGGAAATCCAACAACGATAAATTTCACATGGCAAAGCTATCGGCGTTTAGTTAAGTAATTTCGTAAACTAAAAATCAAATAGGGGTTATTGGATATCAAAATCCTTAGCGTAATAAACACTGGTGAGTTTTATTTGTTGTAGGTATGCGATTGGATGTCTGAGTAGTGAAAACAGCGTATAGACGATTTGAGAGCGTTTTAAGTAGGTATGAGTTTAATTAAAAACTCTGTTTTTTTATACTTGAAAACATAACCAAATTGGATATATTAACCATAATGATTAATCTATTAAGGGTTATCGTACATGAAATTTATGCAGGATTTAGTTGTTGATATTTTACGTGACAATAAAAAATCATTGTCAGTTAACGAGATAACGGCAATTGCTTCTGATCTCAAGGGAAAGAAGAACCGCTCAACAACCAATTATGCACTGATTAAATTGATTGAAAGCTCCGTTGTAGAACGCAAAGCGGTAGTTGGCATTGGGTATGTCTACAAACTAACGCCTGATTACATGGAGCGCCTACGTGAATTAGATATCAAAAAAGAAGCATCTCTAATGACCAAGAAGCCAGCAAAACCTACGGATAAGCATGTTATCTGTCAGAAAGGCTCACTAACCTACGTCAGAAAGAGCTTACCACCGTTACAGCATGGAAAGATTGCTGATATTCATAACCGTATGAACGCAATGCTGGTGGCGGTACGTGCATGAAACAGCAAATTTATTATATCAATCCTGTACCAAAGCCACGTATGACACAACGTGACGCATGGAAGAAAAGACCGGTTGTCGTTAAGTACCACGCTTTTTGTGACGAGATGAGAGCTAGCCGTTTTACGCTACCTGAAAGCGGTGCTCACCTAACGTTTGTTATCCCTATGCCTAAATCATGGAGCAAGAAGAAACGCATTGAGATGAATGGTAAACCCCACCAGCAACGTCCTGATGTCGATAACCTGATTAAAGCCGTTATGGACGCCATCTTTGATGAGGATTGCAGGGTGTGGAATATCAGCGCGTCAAAGCTTTGGGGTGAGCAGGGAAAGATAGGGGTAACGTTACCTGAAAATACAGAAAATCATGAACTTATTACCATGAGTTAAGTTCGTGACTGAGTTAATTAATCGTTGAATGAGTTTGGGAAGAAATTATGAGTCAAGATATTGATGCTATTAGGCTTATTCAACATATCAAACAATCGTGACATGTCACACAAGAGGATTTTTAAGATGGATGACGGAGCGGTTTACAAAATTACTGGCACATGGAACGGAAAACCATTTGAAAAGCTAATGCAAGCTGAATGTGAATTAGATGCAGAGGCAACGGTAATCTTCTGGGCTGATTTAGGTGGCGCTCATGTAGACAATTTGAGCGTCGAATACCACTGCGATATTAATTGAGGGTTGAGTGATGAAAATTAAAACCTCAAAACTAAAAGGATTAGCGCTTGATTTTGCGGTAGGTAAAGCCGTTGGTGTTGATGTTCGTATTGGCAAAGAGTTTATTGTTGATGCTAATAACTGCGTATATAGCCCATCTAGTGACTGGTTAAAGTGTGGTGAGTTTATTGATACGTACGCTATCGAACTAATTAACGAGATGGTTAGTGATGACTATGATCATTATCAAATTGCATGGTCTGCTATCTGTAATTACTTACAAGATGATTATTACGATGGTGATACACCTCAAGAGGCAATTTGTCGCGCTACTGTCGCTGTGGTGTTAGGTGGTGAAGTTGATGTGCCAAAGGAGATAGTAAATGGCTAAATCACCTGCTGAACGTAAGGCACTACAACGTAAGCGCCAAAAGGAACTTGGCGTAACAAAGATTGAATTGCAGGTGGATAATCAAGAGATGTAAATGTTACAGCGTAATTGTGTTCTACGTATGCCTGGTCGTGAGCCGTATGATGTTGTTGAATACTTGCAGATGCTTATTCGTAAAGATGATGCCGAGTATAAGCGACAAGCTGAGGAGCTATCTAAGCGTAAATGTGAGCGCTGTGGTGAACAATTACCCGTTCAGCAATGCTGTTTATCTGGTGATGCTAAGTGTTGGGTAACAAAGGGCTGGCGTGAAATGATGTTGAAGGTAGAATGATACCCTCATAATACAATGGAGATAATTATGTCATTAACACTTTTTCCTGTCGCGGCATTAATCACATCCTCTGTGGCAATTGGTCTTTTTATAGTAAAAGAATGTAGAGAAAGTTGTAAAAAGAAAAAGGCTGATAATTTGAAGTTGATTAGCCTATGTTTGCTTTTTCTAGAAAAAATTAGAATTAATAAACTCACTGCAAAACAATTGGATTTATTTTCAGATGCAATTTTAAATGGAGAATATAATTATTGGGAGGTTAAATATGAATTTGGAATGATTACTATTGGCTCTGGTTTAGATAGAGCTAACAAACATGATTTATTGTCTTTTGCAGAAAAAGACTTCTTTGAAAAAGGTATTTATGAATTAGCATTTTTAGATGTGGACTTGTTTAATGATGTGACAAAATTGATTATCGAGATTGATGAATTTAATTTACAATTAAAAAGATTACTCTTTGTTTTATATGTAAATAACTATAAACATACAAATATAGAAAATATCAAAAAATCACTGAAAAGATTTAATGATTATATAGAGAAAAAATTTACACCTATTCTAAATTCCGTTGAGAGTAAATGTAAAAAAATAGGTAGTGTCGAATAATTTTTTGCTTTTAAAATTATTTGTTGTAGCCATAATAACCAAAGAGGTGATGATTATGACTATCAAAAGACCAAGAAAGAAACCTGCACGACAGCCAACGCCTATCAACGACAAGATGGAACGTTTCTGTCAGGAATATATCAAATCCCCCGATAATCAAACTGATGCTGCAATCTCTGCTGGATATGCTTCTGGCAGTGCTTGCAAGCGCGCATCACAGCTAATGGCTGATCCCCGTATTCAAGAGCGTATCGCACAACTTATGCAACAGCGCAATAAGCGTACCAAGATGAGTGCTGACAATGTACTCAAGCGCTTGGTTGATATGCTTGATGCGGATATTGCCGATATTCTCAATGAGAAAGGCGATATTAAGCCAATATCTGAATGGTCACCTATTTGGCGTAAAAGTGTTGCAGCTTTCGATATCATCGATATTGACGGTGATACACGTATTAAAAAAGTAAAGTTACTGGATAAAATCAAGGTGCTTGAACTGATTGGTAAGCATGTTGATATCAATGCCTTTAGAGACAGAGTACAGGTTGATGTAAATGTATCGCTTGCTGATAAGTTGGCATCTGCTCGTAAACGTGCTCAGCAAGGGAGCATTGAGTAATGTCAGAAGCTTTGCAGAAGTCACCAGAAGAACAACTCATTGAAGATATCGCATCATTTACGCATGATCCATTAGGTTATGCGTATTACGCATTTCCGTGGGGTGAAGCTGGTGGAGAGCTTGAAGAATACAATGGCCCTCGTCAGTGGCAAGCCGAAGCATTAAATGAAATCGGTGAACATCTGCGTAATCCAAAGACACGCCACCAGCCATTATTACTTGCTCGTGCTTCTGGTCACGGTATCGGTAAATCTGCATTTATTTCAATGATCATCAAGTGGGGTATGGATACCTGTGAAGATTGTAAGGTTGTCGTCACGGCCAACACCGAAAATCAGCTACGTACTAAAACGTGGCCAGAAATAGCGAAGTGGCAACGCCTATCACTAACTAATAATTGGTTTACTTGCACTAAGACAGCTATCTACTCAAACGATCCTAATCATGCTAATGCTTGGCGTGCTGATGCGGTACCGTGGTCAGAGAACAATACAGAGGCATTTGCAGGGCTTCACAACAAAGGCAAGCGTATTATCCTCGTGTTTGATGAAGCGTCTAATATTGCCGATCTGGTATGGGAAGTGGCAGAAGGGGCGTTAACGGATGAAGGTACTGAAATCATTTGGATTGCATTTGGTAACCCAACCCGTAACACAGGGCGCTTTCGTGAGTGCTTTCGTAAGTTTAAACATCGTTGGAACACCAAGCAGATTGATAGCCGTACCGTTGAAGGTAGCAACAAAGAGCAGATTAAAAACTGGGAAGAGGACTACGGCGAAGATAGCGACTTCTTTAAAGTCCGTGTTCGTGGTGTGTTCCCGTCAGCATCAGAACTACAGTTTATCCCAACAGGTTTAACTGATGAAGCCATGAAGCGCATTGTCACACAGGCAGAAGTTGCGCACGCGCCTGTAATTATTGGTGTTGACCCTGCCTATTCTGGTATTGATGATGCAGTCATTTATCTGCGCCAAGGTTTATTCAGTAAGTGTTTATGGACGGGCTTTAAAACAACTGACGATGTTGTTATGGCAAAGCGTATTGCTGACTTTGAAGATCAATACAAGGCTGACGCTGTTCATATCGACTTTGGCTACGGTACCGGTATTCACTCTATTGGAACAAGTTGGGGGCGCGTGTGGCGTTTAGTTAAGTTTGGTGGTGCATCAACAGATCCACAAATGCTGAACAAACGCGGTGAAATGTATAACAGCGTTAAGACATGGCTAAAAATTGGTGGGGCTATTGATGATCAGGAAACCGCAGATGATTTGTCATGTGGTGAATACAAGGTTCGTGTTATTGATAGCAAGATTGTACTAGAAGATAAAACAGAAATTAAAAAACGTCTTGGTCGTTCACCGGGTAAAGGTGATGCACTAGCACTGACATTTGCCTATCCAGTCACCAAAATAGATAGAAATTACTCCTCACCTCATTCTGGCGTTAATGTTAGCAATTCAGATTATGATCCATTCGCATAAAAAAAGCCCTCTGGAGTAGAGGGCAAACAGTCCTAAGGTAAAGCACGCTGTCGTGGTAACAATACCGAGAAAAAATGCAGTGGCATTGCATAACCAAAATGGTAGTTATAATTTTCAATATTGTCAAATAACATGTATTATTAATTTAATATGCAATATTGGTTAATTATAAAGGTGTGTCGATATGTGTAATCCATTTGGCAATACTCCAAAAATTACAACTCCTCCTGCTGTTCAGGCAGCACCTCAAGAACAAGATGCGGCAGTAACGGGTAGTCGTGATGATGAAATGCGTCGTCGCCGTGCAGCCGCAGGTCGTAAGTCTACGTTACTAACAGGTGCGCAGGGTGCGACAAGTTCAGCATCCACCAGCGGTAAAACCTTACTTGGTCAATAAGGGGTGACTATGTCAACGCCATTGAAACAACAGCTACTGCAACAACTTAATCAGTTGGAAACAGAGCGTAGCTCATTTGAACCGCATTGGCGTGAATTGTCAGATTTCACTCGTCCTCGTAGTACGCGCTTTACTGCGTCTGATGTTAATCGAGGTGATCGCCGTAATAGTAAGATCATTGACCCTACGGCGTCTTTAGCTTCATCGGTACTTTCCAGTGGCATGATGTCAGGCATTACAAGTCCTGCTCGTCCTTGGTTTCGTTTAGCGACACCTGATCCTGACTTAATGGATTATGGCCCTGTAAAACTTTGGCTAGAAACCACCGAACAACGCATGAACGAAGTGTTCAATCGTTCTAATCTCTATCAGTCATTACCGTTGATGTATGGGGATTTAGGTACCTTTGGCACTGCAGCAATGGCCGTTGTTGAAGATAGCCAGCGTATTATCCGTACCGTTCATTTCCCTCTTGGCAGTTACTACATTGCGAATAGCCCAAGCCTGAGTGTTGATGTTTGCTATCGCAAATTTACGATGACCGTTCGCCAGTTGGTGATGGAGTTCGGGCTTGATAGTGTCAGTGATACTGTTAAATCAATGTGGAATTCAAGCCAGTACAGCCAATGGGTTGAAGTGGTTCATGCCGTATATCCAAACCTTGAACGACAAACAGGAAAGTTAGAGGCGAAGCACAAGCCTTTTAAATCCGTTTATTTTGAAGTGGCGGGTGATAACGAGAAAGTGTTACGTGAATCTGGTTATGATGAATTTCCTATTATGGCGCCACGCTGGGAAGTGAATGGTGAAGATGTTTATGGTTCATCTTGCCCGGGTATGTTGGCGTTAGGTGGCACTAAAGCGCTTCAATTAATGCAAAAACGTAAAGCGCAAATGATTGATAAGCTGACCAATCCGCCTTTACAAGTGCCAGCATCATTAAAAAACCAACGGGTAAATACCATACCCGGTGGCATTAACTATCTTGATGAGACAAATCCTACTAATAAAATTCAAACGATTTTTGATGTTCAACCCGTAGCATTGAAAGCACTACTTGAAGATGTTCAAGATACCCGTCAACTGATTGATACCGCTTACTTTGTCGATTTATTCCGCATGATGCAAATGGTGAATACGCGCTCTATGCCGATTGAAGCCGTTGTTGAAATGCGTGAAGAGAAGCTATTGCAATTAGGGCCTGTTCTGCAACGTCTTGATTCTGAGTTACTCGACAAGCTGATTAATCGCACTTTCTCAATCTTGGTAAACAAAAACTTACTTCCCGTTGCACCTGATGAAATGCAGGGAATGGATCTAAAGGTTGAGTACATTTCTGTAATGGCTCAGGCACAGAAAGCGATTGGCGTTGGCAGTATCGAACGCTTTGCTGGCTTTGTTGGCAATCTGGCAAGAGTTAAACCAGAAGCTCTCGATAAGCTTAATGCTGATGATGCTATTGATAACTATGCGTCTGCTATTGGTGTCTCTCCAACAATCGTTGCAACCAATGAGCAAGTGCAAGCCATACGTCAACAACGACAAGCACAGCAACAACAAATGGCACAGATGCAAATGGCGCAGTCCGCTATTGATGGTGCTAAAACACTCAGTGATACCAATCTTGATAATGATAGTGCTCTTTCCGCTATGGCTGGTGGAGGTGCTCAATGACACATCCATTTGATGCGTATGAAGACGAGAGAATTGCTCGCACCGAATACGATATTCAACAAAAAAATAGGCAAGAGAAAGAAGAACAACAGCTAAAAGAGGTTATGTCCACAGAAGCTGGGCGTGCTGTTATTTGGCGTTTAATTTCTGACTCTGGCGTATTTCGTAGCTCTTTTTCTAATGATCCCTATGCAATGGCATTTAGAGAAGGCGAGCGTAACTATGGGTTAAAAGTTTTCAATCAATTACACCAAGTTTGCCCTGAGCTTTATGCGCAAATGGCAAATGAAGCAGCTACACAACAGGAGAAACAGTCATGAACTTATGGCAGAAATTAATCATGCGTCGCTTGTATAACGAGCAACACAGCGAGGGAGGTGAAGGCGGTGGCGGTACAGCAACGGAACCTACTCAAGAAACATCAGCAACAGATAAAAATGAGCCACCAGCAAACAGTGCTGATCCTACTAAAAGCACTGAAAAAGAGAATGGTGGAGAGCAAGGCAAGCCGGCTGATAAGAAAAATGATGCCAATAAATCAGATGTAGGTGCGCCTGAAAAGTATGAATTTAAAGCACCAGAAGAAGGGCAAGAGCTTGATAAAGGTGCATTGGAAGTCTTTGAGCCGATTGCTCGTGAGCTGAATTTAAACAACGAACAAGCGCAAAAATTGGTTGATGTTTATGGCTCTAAAATCATGCCTGCTATTCAGAAACAAATCAATGATGGTTGGCAAAAGCAGACTGAGCAATGGGTTAAAACTGTTAAAGCAGATGAAGAATTAGGATCAAATGAGTCTATTGGTGCAGCACAAAAGGCATTAGATACCTATGGTTCTGATGATTTGAAATTGTATTTAACAGAAACAGGGTTAGGTAATCACCCAGAGATTATTCGGGCTTTCGCCAAGATAGGCAAAGCAATGTCAGAGGACGGTCTTGTCACTGGCAACAGTAACGGCAGTAAAAGTGCTGCTGATGTTTTATTTGGATAACAAAGAGGAAATAACATGCCTGCTTTAACTCTCGTTGATTGGGCTAAACGACAAGGCCCTGACAGCAAGCAAGCGAAGATCGTCGAACTGCTGAATCAGTCTAATGAAATCCTTGATGATATGGTTTTCGTTGAAGGTAATTTACCAACGGGTCACCGTACAACCGTTCGTACTGGTTTACCATCTGCAACATGGCGCTTGCTTAACTATGGTGTACCACCAAGCAAATCAACCACAGCACAGGTTACTGATGCGATTGGTATGCTTGAAACCTATTCTGAGGTTGATAAAGACCTAGCTAACTTGAACGGGCAAAAGAATGAATTTCTATTGTCTGAATCAATTGCATTCTTAGAGTCAATGAACCAGCAAATGGCTGAAACAGTTATTTATGGTGATGCTACGGTTCATCCTCAGCGCTTTACGGGTTTAGCTGCACGCTTTAACGATATGAAAGCAAAGAATGCAGTCAACATCATTGATGCTGGTGGTACTGGCAGTAACTTAACTTCTGTGTGGTTAGTGGTATGGGGTGAAAACACTGTCCACGGTATTTTCCCTAAAGGTTCTAAAGCAGGTTTAGAGCAAAACCATTTAGGTGAAGTTACTTTAGAAGATGAGAACAAAGGTAAATACCAAGGCTTTCGTACTCATTTCCAATGGAAAAATGGTATCTCAGTTCGTGACTGGCGTTATGTTGTCCGTATCGCCAATATTGATTTATCCAAAATTGGTAAAGATCCAGAAAAAGCGGACACACTCGATTTACCAGACTTGTTTATTCAAGCAATTGAGAAGATCCCTAACCTCTCTATGGGGCGTCCTGTTTTTTATTGTAACCAGCAAATCCGTAGCTGGATGCGTCGCCAAATTAAAAACAGCAAAAACGTCAATATTTCTATGGCAGAAGTTGCCGGTAAGAAAGTTGTTTCATTCGATGAAATTCCTGTTCGCCGTGTTGATGCCATCTTAACGACTGAAGATCAGGTGGAATAAGTTATTGCGGTGTCGTTTAACGGCTCCGCTAACTTTCATTTATTTGGAGATAGTCAAAATGATTTTAGATAAAGAAACGCTTTTTTCGCTGGATCAAGCTGTTACTGCATCTGCTGTAAGTAAGCAAATTATCGACTTAACGCCAGTGCATGGTGCATTTCGTGATATCGGTATTGGTGAGCCGTTAGAGCTGTTTGCACAAGTGACTGAACAGGCTAAAGCAGCAGGTGAAGCGACTGTTCAAATCAAGTTAGAAACCGCGACAGACGATAAATTCTCTGATGCTAAATCTATCTTTGAATCTGTGGCAATACCAATTGCTGATTTAAATGCAGGTAAACGTATTGTGGCGAAAGTACCTCAAGGCGTTTTGAAGTACCTGCGCCTGCAATATGTTGTTGCAGAAGGTCCATTAACAGCGGGTAAGTTCACTGCGGGCATTAACCTAACTGTTGATGCTCATCCTATTTACGATGCTGTAACTCAATAAGGTGTGACATGTCACGATATAAGGTTTTAAAAAAATCATTTATCGCTGGGCGTCTACTTGAAATCGGTGAAGAGGTTGAGTACGACGGTATAGCTGGCGATAACTTAGCGTTAATTGGTGGCGCTGATGCTCGACTTAATACTCATAGTGTGGCTGATGGGGCTGGTGATAATACTGGTGAAGGCATAAGTAATATTGCTGTTAGCGGTTCAGGTGTAGCGATTGACTCAAGCCTTGATGCGCTTCGTGAGCAATATACTCAGCTATTTGGTAAAGCACCTCATCACAATATGGGCGCAGATAAAATGCGCACCGCAATAGATGAAAAGCGGAAAGAACTTGGGGTTTAACCCCCGATGATAAAGGGGGCGAGAGCCCCTTTTTTATTGGAGATAAATGATATGGCCTCAGAAATTGAAATTTGCAATATTGCATTAAGTCGCATTGGTAATAGTCGTTCAATTAATAGCATGACTGAAGCCAGCAAAGAAGCCGTTCAATGCAACCTTCATTATGCGCAATGCCGTGATAGTGTGCTGGCCGATTTTCCTTGGAACTTTGCGACTAAAAAGGTGGCATTAGCCAATACAAATAATCCTCCACCTAATTGGGCGTATGCCTATCGCTATCCTAATGATTGTCTAAAAGCCATTGGTATTGTCGAACCTCATCAAAAGTACCGCAGGCCAGATACAGCAATTCATTTTCATGTTGGTTCAGATGAAAACGGTACTGGCCGATTAATTTTTACTGATCACCCTAGTGCATGGCTTGAGTATGTTGCACGTATTACTGACGTCAATATGTTTGATGCGTTATTTAAAGATGCCCTTGCATGGCGTTTAGCGGCTGAATTGGCTCGTCCATTGGCATCAAATGCGGGTATTGGTGGTGAAGCACTACAAATTTACCAAGGTGTAATTAAAAGCGCGGCCGCACATTCATTAAGTGAGTCAGCAGAGCCAACTGATTATATGGATGAATTCACACTAGCGAGGTTGTCATAATGCCATTTAGTCTTATTCAACCTAGTTTTTCAGGCGGTGAAATTGCACCAAGCCTATATGGTCGTGTTGATCTTGCGAAGTATTCAACTGCACTGCGCAAGTGCCATAACTTTATTGTTCGTCAATATGGTGGCGTTGAGAATAGACCAGGCACACGATTTATTGCTGAAACAAAGTATCAAAATAAGAAGTCTCGCCTTATTCCTTTCCAATTCAGCACCGTACAAACCTATGCGTTAGAGTTTGGTGATCGTTATATTCGCGTATTTAAAGATGGTGGGCAGGTTCTCTATGCTGATGGTGAACATAAAGGCGAAGTGTTTGAATTAGCGACACCTTATAAAGAAGCTGATTTGTTTGATTTGAAGTATACGCAATCAGCCGATGTTATGACGATTGTTCATACTGATTACCCACCAATGGAGTTACAGCGTTACGATCATGATGATTGGAAGCTAGTCTCCGTTGAAACCAAGAACGGCCCTTTTGAAGATATCAATACCGATAAGGCAATGAAAGTTTATGCCAGTGCAAGCACGGGGCAAATTACGTTAACCTCTACGCATGATATTTTTGGTACTGAGCAAATAGGTAAACAGTTCTATTTAGAACAACGTGATATTGATGCGGTTCCTGTCTGGGAGACAGATAAAACAACCAACCTCAATGATCAACGCCGTGCTGACAGTAACTACTATCGCGCCAATAGTAGCGGTAAAACAGGAACACTAAGACCGTCTCATACTGAAGGAATGAGCTGGGATGGTTGGGGTGGTGATACAGGTATTCAATGGGAATATCTGCATAGTGGTTTTGGTATCGTAAAAATTGAAACTGTAAGTGAAGATGGTAAAACAGCCACAGGAAAGGTGATCTCTTATATTCCATCAAATGCCGTTGGTGAAGATAATGCAAGCCATAAATGGGCGCGTGCAGTGTGGAATGATGTTGATGGTTATCCAAGCACCGTTGTTTATTATCAACAACGTTTATTCTTTGCTGGCTCTCGTGCCTACCCACAAACGATATGGGCCAGTCGTAGCGGTGACTATAAAGACTTTGGGCGCAACAATCCTATTCAAGATGATGATCGCATTATCTACACGTATGCAGGTCGTCAAGTTAATGAAATTCGCCATTTGATTGATGTCGGTTCGCTGGTGGCATTGACCTCAGGCGGTGAATATCAAATAACAGGCGATCAGAACAAAGTACTTACACCTTCCAGTTTTTCAATGTCATCACAAGGGGCTAACGGTTCAAGTGATTTACCTCCAATCTCTGTTGCGAACATTGCGCTTTATATACAAGAGAAAGGCAGTGCTGTGCGTGATTTATCGTATTCCTTTGATGTGGATGGGTATCAAGGCACTGACTTAACTATGTTGGCAAATCACCTATTTCAACGCCACCGCATTGTTGATTGGTCATTTACTACGGTTCCATATTCTATTGCATGGTGCATACGTGACGATGGGTTAATGCTGGCTTTAACCTATTTAAGAGAACAACAAGTTTTTGCATGGGCGCCACAATCGACAGAAGGGAAATTTGAGTCCACATGTTCCATCAGTGAAGGCAATGAAGATTCAGCCTATTTTATTGTTCAGCGCACAGTAAACGGTAAACAGGTTCGGTATGTAGAACGATTAGCCAGCCGTTTATTTACTAGCACAGAAGATGCTTTCTTTGTGGATTCTGGCTTAAGTTATGACGGTAGAAATACTGATATATCAAAAACAGCAACCATCACTGGTGGAGCGGGTGAGTGGAACTATCAAGAAAACTATCCATTAGTGATTTCAGGTGATCCGGTCTTTAGTGCTTCTGATATCGGTAGTGCCGTCAATATCCCTTATTTTGAAGATAATGAGCACAAAGAGCTTCGCTGTAAGATTGTTCAATATATATCTGCAAATCAAGTTGTTATTTCTGCTAATCGCAATATTCCACCAGCATTACAAAATACACCCACTACTGAATGGAGCATTGCCCGCTATCGCTTTGCTGGCTTAAATCATCTTGAAGGTAAGACAGTTAATATTCTCTCTGATGCTAATGTTTCACCTCAGGCTATTGTCACCAATGGTGCAGTGGAAATTGATACGCCATCAGCCGTAGTGCATATCGGATTACCTATTACCAGTGAATTAGAAACACTTGATATCCATATTAATGGGCAAGAAACATTACTTGATAAGAAGAAGCTTATTAAGGTTGCCAGCTTAATTGTAAATAGTAGTCGGGGTATTTGGGCTGGTACTGAAAAAGAACGGCTATATGAGTATCCTCAACGTCAATTCGAGTTTTACGACAATCCTGTTGATGATGCCACAGGCATTGTTGAAATTAATTTAGATGCAGATTGGAGCAAAAACGGACGTGTCTTTATTAGACAGGTTGATCCGTTACCGTTAGCGGTGCTCTCTGTTATTCCGCGTATTGATGCTGGTGGTTTCTGATATGAAAAAACATCATGTACAAATTATTCCTGCTACTCATGAACATATTGTTTGTTTATTACCACATGTAAGACAAGCTGATGTTGATGAGTTCTACGCTATGTCAATGCAAACACCTGAGCAGGTATTACGACATGGCTTATCTGTTTCTACTAAAGCCTATGCCGGCATTATTAATGATGAAGTCGTGACTATTTTTGGTGTTGCTTCTGGCTCATTACTTACAGGTTTAGGTATCCCTTGGCTAGTGGGGACTGATTTATTAGAGCAACACCAGAAAACCTTTCTACGACGCTGTAAACCCATCTTAAAACAGATGTTAGGGCAATACCCAACACTGATGAATTATGTCGATGAACGTAATCATATTGCTAAGGCGTGGCTCCATTGGTTGGGGTTTCAGATTGAAGAAGCAAAGCCAGCAGGTTTACTTCAGTTACCTTTCCATCGTTTTACATTGAGGGCTAAATAATGTGTGAACCAACAACATTAGCGGCTGCAGTGATTGGTACTTCTGCATTGCAAGCATACGGACAATATACAGATGGTAAATTTCAAGCATCAGTGGCTAATCAAAACGCCAAAATTAATGAAGATGCTGCACTTGATGCAATTAATAAAGGCAATGCTCAGGCACAAGAACAGCGTAGACGCACTCGCCAATTAGCAGGTACACAGGCAGCAACAATGTCAGCCAGTGGCATTGATTTAAGCACTGCTGGGGCTTTAGATATTTTAGGTGATACTGCCGCAATGGGTGAGCTTGATGCGTTAACTATGGTTAATAACGCTTCTCGTGAAGCGTATGGCTATCGTATGCAAGCTGAGAATGATCGCCTTAATGCAAAAATGGCAAGACGCTCAGGCAATATGGGTGCGATGACAACGTTATTAACAGCCCCTATTCAAGCTTATGGCGCGTATCAGTTGGCTGGTGGTACATGGAGTCCATTCGGTGGTGGTGGCTCAGGTGCTGCGAAAGCGGGTAAGACATTTGCTAAAGCACCAAAAGGATTTTAATTATGCCAAAGGTACCTACATACGATAATAGAACGGTTATGCCAGAACAGTTACCAAATAATGGGTTTTCTGTTCAATCATCACCTGATGCTTTTGGCGCTGGCTTTGGTCGTGTTGGTGAGCAATATGTCGGTTTATTTGCAGAAGCAAAACAAAGAGCCAATGTTGCACTGGCGCAAGATGCCGCATTACAGCTACGACAGAAAGCCAACGAACTGATGACCGATCCACAAAATGGATTACTTTCTCAACAAGGTAAAAATGCGATTGGTAAAGCGTCTGAGTATGAGCAGTCATTTCGTGATTATGCTGGTGAAATATCATCAACATTACCTGACGATATTGTTCGACAAAGCTTTATGCAACAAGCGCAAGAAATGGGTGTTCAGTTTGCATCACAAGCGAATCGTCATGAGATGGGGCAAATCAAAGCTTATGAACAAGATCAGTTTCAATCAACGCTAACATTAAATGCAGAGTCTGCCGCATCAATGTACGGTGATAATCAGGCTTATATCTCTGCACATAAACAAGTGTTTCAGCAAATAGAAGAGTTTGGATTATCACACGGTTGGGGTGAAGAGCAGATCCTCGCCAAGAAACAAGAATTCAAAGTGGCAACTGCTCGTAAAGCGATTGAAAATCAACTCGGTGCTGATTATATGGGGTTCTTGGAACGAAATGGAGAACCTTCAAGCCTTGGTGGTGCTACCAGAAATAATGCGTTCTATGGTGGTACTGTTGGTAAAGTTAAAGGAATGACCCAACAGGGTAATATTAATTTACTCAATAGGCCAACAGTTAAAAATGAAGACGGCTCAATTAGTACAGTAAGAACGATTTCTATTGGTACCGATGATGGCGAAGTGCTAATACCTACCGTAAGTGACGATGGTAAGCTGTTATCTGATGATGAAGCCATTGCGTTATATGAGCAAACAGGTAAGCACTTAGGGGTTTTTGATAACCCTGAAGATGCTACTGCTTACGCTGATAATCTGCATAAACAGCAAGAGAATATGTATACACCTAGTAATGGTGATACAAGAGGTGTTAGAAACAATAACCCCGGTAATATTCGACTATCTAGTAATAAATGGGTAGGGCAAACCGGTGATGATGGTGCATTTGCTAAGTTTGCCACACCTGAGCACGGCATTAGAGCATTAGGTAAAAATCTACTTTCTTATGCTCGACAAGGGTTTGTTACACCAGAGCAGATCATTAATCGTTGGGCGCCACCAGAAGATAATAATGATACTCAGGCATACATTGAGTATGTATCTGATTACCTTGGTGTTGCACCTAATCAACCATTAGATTTAACGAATTTAGATACCTTAACGCATTTATCGACAGCGATAATGTATAAAGAAAATGGCCGTAATCGTGTTAATTACACTGATGAGCAGATAGCAACGGGAATACAGTCAGCACTTGGTTTTGTTGAATTACAAGCGACATCTGAAGCACCCAAACTATTAACGGGATCTGCCGCTTTCGATGCCTTAGATGAAGCTGACCAAGCAAAATATTTGTTACAAGCAGAACAATTTAGAAAACAAAAGAGAGAGGAATTACAGCAACAATTCGGTACTCGTGTAGCTGACTCTTACGCAGCATGGGAAAGAGGACTTGAAGCACCTAATGCGCCTACTCATGATGAATTAATCTCTGCGTTTGGCTATGACAAAGGTTCGGCTATGTCTGCTGATATGCAAGAAGCTAAGCGTTATGCTAGTTTTATGTCAGCAGCTAAAGAGATGTCTCCACAAGCACAGCAAGCTTTGTTATCTCAAATCAAACCACAAACGGGCGAAGCAAACTACGAAAGCAAAATTCAACGTTGGGAGAAATTTGGTAAGTTCGTTGAAGGTAATATCAAGGAACAAGATAAGCAGTTTGCTGCTAACCGATTACAGCTTTCCATTCAAAATAACTTTCCGCTTGATCCCAATGATAAAAATAATCAGCAGGCAGCAGATGATTACTTTGAACAACATATTCAGCAGAGCTTTAATTTACGTGATGATAACAGCTTAAATGCCGTTGCTGAACTTACTGCAAGAACAGGGATTATCCCATCACAAGTTAAGTCTGTATTGAATATGGGGGCAACGTCTAAAGATCCTGAAGTTGTTCTTCCTATCGCGAAAATGTATGGACAGATATTTGATAACAATCCGGCATCAGCGACTGATATTCCATCAAGCACAATGGCGTATTACTCAAAAGTATATAGTTTAAGTCGTGCGGGTATGCCTGATGAAAAAGCGGTAGAAACTGCATTTAAGACGACATTTGAACAAGATGAACGCACTAAGCAAATGATCGCTTCTCAAATCAGGGATAAAGGATATATCAAGGATAGAGATAAAGCGGCGCAATCTAATATCAATGATTTTTATCCTTGGTATAAACCATTTTCTTCACCAAGCGTTAGTAAGCCTGGTACTCAAAATGGCGCTTACTTACGTGACTATCAAACACTGTATGACGCTAACTTTGCTGAAACAGGCGGTGACGCAGAACTAGCCAAGAAAATGACTAACGCTCAAATTAAAAGAACGTGGGCGGTATCAAATATTAATGGCAGTGAAGAAGTTATGCGTTATGCACCAGAAGCCGTATACGGTATTAATGAATCGGGTGCTGGAAATTGGATCGCGGGTCAATGGGAAGAAGAGAAAAAGCAATTAATGTCTAAGTCATTTGGTGGCGCTTCTTCTGGCACTGAAATCGTTATTGTCTCTGATGCAGTGACACCAAGAGATTACAGCTACGGCATAATGATAAAACAAACCGGTAGTGATGATATCCCTATTTATCGTCCATACACGGGAGATAACGGCTTACCTATTCGCTTTAAACCAGAACAGTCATCATCACCAATGTACAAAGAGGTAATGGAAAAACGCCAGCAAAGCGTTAAGGAAGCTCAGGATAAAAGGGAACGAGAAGAAGCATTGGATAAATCGCGCTCAGAGTTTGATGAACGTCGTCAAAGTGTCCGTGAGCAATATAAAGAAGCTCACAATGAGCGAGTAAATAAATTCAATAATTATTTTTCTTGGGATAAAAACTGATGCCTATTTACGAACAACAACCTGATGAGATTTTATCTGCGGATATTAATGCTGTTCAGCAAACAGAACCTACTTATGGTGATAATGTTTCACCATCTTGGTATGACCCTATTAATCCGCTTGATGATAGACGGCAAACTAAAGAATTACGTGATGCGGCGTTTCGTATAGATAACTCAGTGGGTAGTTTGATTGCTACTGCACCTTTTAATCAATTTGAAGATGTAGACGGTTATAACCCATTTGAAGATGAATTGACGCTTTCAGGCTATGAAGACTATGCCGATGCCTTTATTCATTCAAACTCTCCTCAAGAAACCGCTGCAATAAAACAACGCATTGATCGTGAGAAGAATGATAGACAGCAATTAATGGATTCAGGCGGTGCCGGTATTGTGAGTAGCATAGCTATGGGGGTTATTGATCCAATTAATGTCGCTGCAATGATGATACCAGGTGGTGCAATAGTAAAAGGTGGTAGTGTTGGTGCAACAGCAGGTAAGTTTGCATTGGCAAATACTGCTGGTGGCGTAGCTTCTGAAATGGCATTACATAGTACCCAAGAAACACGAACATTAACTGAGAGTGCGATTAACGTTACGCTTGATGCCATGATTGGTGGAACCTTAGGTTCAGCTGCGCAATTAGTTAGAAATCGAGGTGAGTTAATTAATAAAGTTAGAAATGACATTATTGAACCTCAACCAAGTAATAATCCACCAGCCAATCAATCTGGTGATCGAAGCATTGGTGCTGCGGAAGTTGCTAATACCACACTTGAACAAGAGACACTAAAAGGGCCCTCTTTTGTTAATAGAACAATGATGGTTAGCCCTGTTGGCCGTGTTGCTCAATCACCCTCTAAAACAGCGCGCCAAATTAACCAACAACTTACAGAAAATAACTTTACCTTTGCTAAAAATGAAGAAGGTATTGCGACATTTACCGCTGTTGAAACAAAAGTGAGAGGTTATGAAACACTTGTTTATAAGCAAGTAGAATCGACGAAAGATCACTTTAAACAGTATCGTCAATCTGGTGGCCGTGATATGAGCTATTACCAATTTAGTGAAGCTGTTGGTGATGCTATGCGCAATGGTGATACTCATGCGATACCACAAATTGCAGAGGCGGCACGTTCTATTAGGCCAATTGTTGAAGCAACCAAAGATAGAATGGTTGAATTAGGGATCTTGCGTGAAGGTGTTAAGGTGACAACGGCACAAAGCTACTTCCCTCGTATTTATAAATTCGACAAAATTTTAAATGATCGCACAGAGTTTAGGAAAATCATTGCTGACTGGTTAGAAGAGATTAATCAAACCTCGATAAATAAAGCCAAAGGTAGCCTTGAACGTGCTGAAATCGGTATTGATAAGGCGCGCAATGCATCACCACAAGCTGAACGTTTAGGGCTTGAGATTAAAGAGGCTGAGAGTTGGTCAGGTAAAAAATCTTTGTTGATGGATGATATTAATAAATATCAAAAAATTATTAATGAAAAGAGTGCGGTAGAAGTTGAGTTAAATTCACTATCTAACCTTGCTAAGCTAAATAAAACACAAACAAGAAGACAAGCAACATTACAAAGAAAATTACAACGTATTAATGATGCTGAGAATAAATTACCTGCTTTACAACGTAGTGTTGATATTCTTGATAACCCTCGCAAGTTTAGAAATGAACATCGTCGTTTAACACGAACAGCGAATTCATTAACTCGTCATGACAGAATTAGACAATCGGCATTAAATCGCATGACACCTTTAGAGCGTGAAGAATTAGATGCTGCAGCAGATGATATCATTAATAAAATTATCGGGGCACCGTCAGGCATTGTACCAAGTGAATTGCTCCCTGATGGGTTAGTTAAACGCGCTGGTTTTACAAAAGATAGAACGCTTAACATTCCTGATGAACGCATTAAAGACTATCTCGAATCAGATGTTAACTATGTGATGGAAAACTATATTCGCCAAGTTGCGCCTGAAATTGAACTCACGGCTAAATTTGGTCGTGTTGATATGGATAATCAAATCAAAGCGATTACAGAGGAATACAACCAGCTTATTGCTGATGCAACCACACCTAAAGAACGTAGTCGATTAGAAGCACGAAGAGAGGCGGATTTACGTGATATTCGTGCTATGCGTGACCGCCTGTTAGGAACTTATGGCGCACCTAAAGATCCATCTACTTTCTTTGTTCGTGCTGGTCGTGTAGCTCGTCACGTTAACTTCTTACGTTTATTAGGTGGCATGACAATATCATCGTTGCCTGATATAGCTCGTCCGATTATGCAACATGGCTTACGTAGTGCGTTAAAACCATTGGGTAAAATGCTAACTGATATCAGTGCTATGCGTATTGCTAAATCTGATTTACGTGAGATGGGTATTGGTCTTGAATATGCATTATCCAGTCGCTCTAAGGTGATTGCTGACCTTAGCGATCCATACAGTAGGCGTAGCTATTTAGAACGTGGGTTACAATGGTCATCACAAAAATTTGGCAACCTTACGTTGATGAATCAATACACCGACACGATGAAAATGTGGTCTGGTGTTATTACTCAATCTAAGGTACTGAGAGCTGCAAATACTTTAGATGCTGGTGGTACGTTAAGTAAACGAGAAATAAAGAAGCTGGCTCATATTGGTATCGATGAATCAATGCTAAAGCGTATAGCAGATCAGTTTAAGCGACACGGTGAAGATCTAGACGGCATGTTAACAGGGCATAGCCACTTATGGGATGATCGTGTTGTGCGTGAAACATTTCAGGCAGCAGTATTAAAAGATGTAAGAACTACTGTTATTACACCGGGCATTGGTGATACTCCATTATTTATGAGTAGAGAAGTGGGGAAAATAGTGATGCAGTTTAAAACTTTCTTCTTTGCTACTCACAACAGGGCGTTAGTATCAGGCATACAATCAGGTGACGCATCATTCTATTATGGCGCATTACTTCAAGTAGCACTTGGATCCCTAGTCTATGTTCTCAAGGCCAAAATGGCAGGACGAGATATTAATACCGAGCCGGCTAACTTAGTGAAAGAGGGACTAGACTGGTCAGGAATGATGGGCTGGCTTGGTGAGCCCAATAATATGATTGAAAATTTTAGCGGTGGTACTTATGGTATGAGTGCTATGTTTGGTGGGCCTCCAGCATCACGTTATCAAAGCCGTAATGGAATTGGTGCATTATTCGGCCCTACGTTTGACCTTGGTGGTGATATTAAAAACATTACATCTGGTGTATTAAATGGTGAGTTTGATGATAGAGATGCGAGATCTGTTAGAAAACTAATGCCATTCCAAAATCTTTTCTATCTATCACCGTTACTTAATCAAGTAGAGGAACAATTAAAATGAATGGTTTTTTTACGGCTGTATATTGGGTGTTAAACATTATTCAGATTATTGCTGTAATATCGGGCTTTCATGAATGGCTAGGCTGGAATATTGTTATATCTATTATATTTGCTGCTATTATTGGATGGTTTCCTCTGATTGGTACATTCATGGGGGTTATGGGAGCTGTAGAAGGATGGGGTTGGGAATACTGGCAGGCAATACTATTATTCATTTGGCCTTTAATTTTAGTATTTTTCTTCGGTACACTGAGTGCTGTAACTGATAAGTTTTCTAGGAACTAATATGAAATATTTATATTTTTTATTTTTAGTTGTTTCCAGTGCTTGTTACGGATATACGAAAGAAAATTTTTATAGTGTTAATAGTGACGGTTGGGAGATTTATGAAGTTCCAAAGCAGGATCTTGCAAATGTTTTTAGATGTAAGGAATGTAACGGAATAGTTCAGATACAAATATCTTATGGACCAAAGGGTGCTAGTGAGTTTTTTAGCGATACAAGCGAAATGATAGCTCAATTTAAATCGGAAAAGTCTCTGGGTTTTTTCGTGGATATGATGATTGAAGAATCTACTCCTTGGCTAGAAAAAGATTATATAAAGGTATTAAATATTAATAAAAATAGTGAATTAGGTGGATTACCAGCACTTGAATATTCCATGTGTGGCGAAAGTAAGTTGATTAAACCAACAATAGAAAAAACATATGTTGCAATACAGAAAGATAGAATGCTTAGACTGTCAGTTCACTATTCGCAAGGTGAAGAAAAATCAATTAAAAAAGATAAAATTAATGCTTTCATTAATTCGTTTAAGTACCTATAGATAAAGCCCCTCGAAAGGGGCCTAGTATGACTATAACCGACTAATCAAACTTTCTACATATTGATGGTGTGTGCGTATTTCTTGCATTGCACCATTCATTTCTAAAAGTAATTCACGAACCCAACGCAATGTTCTTTCAGCTTCATCAACGTTGTGACCGTCTTTTTTTAGATAGGTGAGGAGATTGTGTAAAACATCTTTTTTGGGATTACGCATAAAATCATCCAGTAATTCAATGCGATTTTTACGAGTGCGAGGAAAGCTATATTCTTTGGCAACTTGCCCCGCAGGGATAAACTCGCCTTCATGGATGGTACGTTGTAACTGATCGACAAGTGCTAGTAATTCTTCTGTTGATGCGTTGTTTGGTAATGAGCTACTGATACGAGTATTAGGCTTATGTTTAGTGAAATAGTTATCTTCTAAAATTTCGAATACATCCCATGCACGATCGGTATCTAACATTTTAGCATGGCGTGCAGCGCCACGTTCTGTCCAGAGAATTAAGCTACGAGCATTCTTACCAACAACCTGTCTAGGCGGTAATCTGTTATATCCAACAGGGTTACTTAAAGTAACTCTGTTCTTAAAATCTTTTAAAATTGAACCGGTTAAATTAAAGAAATGTTTTCCTTCAATGAATCTATCTCGGTTTCTTGAGTGATTGGTTTTGATGTTTTGAATTTCAGTTTCATATACATCAGCAAGTAGATCTGTAGTAATTACAGGCATGCTGTTATGAATAATAGATGGTAAATTTGATGCAGAGATATTAAGACTAGCCATGATAGATACTCCTATTAGTTTGGAATATCACCACTAGCAACGCCAATTACTGGTGGTGAACTGTATGGGGTTGGCGTACCAGCCTAATAGGATACTGGCGCATCTTTCGATGCCCCCATACAGCCCACCATTGAATGGATGTAGCTGTATTTCGCATATAAAAAAACCGCATAGTGCGGTATATGCACCTATTAGTAGATTCAGGACGCCAATCCCGACATCAGATTTTGCTGATGTATAATCACTATGGCGCATAAATAAGGAGTTGTAAATTACCAAAATGGTTATGTTATTGCAATTTGTTTATTTACTTATTAACCATTTAGAGTAAATAGCACCGTCTAAGCGGTGCTTTACCTTACTTCTTAAGCTCAAATAAAATACATTCCACTAACGGTATTATATTTTTATTGCCTCTCATCTTTTGAACTATAAAGTTTCTCATTGCTATCAGTTCTACGAGCGGAGCTGATACATCATGACCATCTTCTCCCATCTTTATTAAAAGTGCTTCAAGGTTTGATTTTGTAATTAACTTTTCAATCCCTTCATCTGTATTCACTACATCTGGATAGTTAGCTGGTGCAGGGTATTCATACTTCTTTTCCATTGCTAAAGTCCTCACTAATGAAAACGGTCACGCAAACTATAATAACGTAAATGTATTAAAATGTTTATCTAAATGGTTAATCTAATTTTCTATATGATAACCATTATTGCAAATATGGATATATTTTATAGTTAAACGTATCATATCCTCATTAACACCAGAGGAGATGGGCAATGACTGTATCTACTGAACTAAGCCATGAAGAATATGTAGGCAATGGCGTAACAACGGATTTTGATTTTCGATTCCGTATCTTTGAAAGCAGACACTTGATTGTTGTCGTTGCTGACAACGATGGTAATGAAACTACATTAAAGAATGGAACTGACTATTTTATTGTTGGTGTTGGTTCTTATTTCGGTGGAAAAGTAGTTCTTAGTAAACCTTTAGCCAAAGACTGGAAGATATTATTAGAACGCGATTTACCCGTTGTACAAGAAACTGATTTACGTAATCAGGGTAAATTTTTTGCTGAAGTACATGAAGATGCCTTTGATTATCTAACAATGTTAATTCAAAAAGCATTGGGCACTTTCTCTTTAAGCTTACGTAAGCCTACCTATCTATCAAATTATTACGATGCCAAAGGCAATCGTATTACTAATTTAGCACCGCCTAAGTTCGGCAGTGATAGTGCTAATAAAGACTACGTTGATAACAGTATTAATGATATGGATAGCAAGACTTTAAGGGTGAAGGATAAGCCTATTAATGCGTTACCAAACACTGAGCAGCGTGCCAATAAAATTTTAGCGTTTGATGATAATGGTCAACCAATAGTAGTTTTACCAGAGAATGGCTCGGCTTCTGATGTTTTAATTGAGCTAAATAGCTATAAAGGAGCTAACTTAATAGATAATGGAAACTTAGTTATTTATAAAAAAACCGGTCTATTTGGTGATGGTGGATATGTTTCAAGTAAATATGATGTTGTTCGAGATGTTGATGGTTTTTGGTATAAATATTTAGGTTCTGATTTACCATTTAATTACGTAACACCAGATGAAAACTGGATGAATGTTGGTATTCTAAATGGATTTGATTTGCATAGTCCTGAAAACTTTGGAGCTATTGCTAACGATGAAAGATTTGATTGTTTACCAGCTATTAACTTAGCGATAAAAACAGGTATTTTGAATTTATATCCAAATAAAACTTATCATGTATCAAACGAAGTTATCATACCATCATATCTACATGGGTCACTTAACGGTGCAACTATTAAGGCTATTGGTGTATGGGATGTAAAAAAAGCCGTTGTTAGATTTAGTAAATTTAGCATTGGTGAAAAGGGTGTTGAAGTTGGTTTAATAGAGAATCAGGTTAGAGGCGTTAGACTTAATGGTTCTTTAAATATAGATTGCAACAACATAGCCAGCTATGGTTTTTATGCAAGGTTGTTGTGTGCTGAGTCTGGTTTAGGCGATATTTACGTATATAACGCAATGAAATGGGGTATCGTGATGTTAGGTTGTTGGTACTTCACTGTTGGTATCTTACATGCTAATAGTTGTGCTCAAGGTATCTCATTAGGTTATCCAACGGAAGGTGAGACAAGTCCGTCTGGCGGTTTAGCTATCAATGCCGTGTTCTTACCGTTCGTAGGTGCATGGAGTACAGCTAAATCTAAAGGTAAAGGATATGACCCTACTTCTGATAACTTTGCTAGCAATATCATAGGTGCAGGTGTCATCCTAGGCGAAAGCCTATCAAGCTCTATTGGTGTACTATGTGCAGAACATACACAAGGTGCAGGTTTAGTAACTAATAATGCGATCTCTTGGTCACTTAATTCTGTATACTTTGAAGCCAACAGTAAAGACTTTGCTCAAACTAATGAGCCCAATGTGTCATTACTTTCATCTGGCAGTAATAGAGAAGGTCATACATTACCAATTACTAGTCTTACTCTTGGTGCAAGAGATGGTATTTTTGTATCAAAAAATTCATTTGAGAGAATAGATATAAATAATATATATCGATTTGATAATAACAAAACATTTCATAGTGATTCTAAATTGAATTCAGTTAAAGTTAAGTTTGTTAATTACTATGTGTTATTAGGTGAAAACTATAAAGCGCCAAATGCATTAATAACGGAACCGATGGGTATCGACTTTATTAGTAACAATGTCGATTTTAATAAATTTGGAGATATAGGTTATTTTGTTGCAAGTGGTGCACCACAAGGTATGGTGTTTAGTTTAAATAATTCTCCTTCTAATCTTGTTATTAAAGTTGACAGTGATGAATCTCCTGAATCTATAACCATAATAGGTACTCAATTTAAATATACATTATCTAAGACTAGAACAATAGGTAAGTCTTATAAAATTTCTATTGGTAATATTTCATCAATCCCCGATGTAAAAGGTAGTGTTTGTATAAGAAGTAGAAAAGGCGAATTTAATTACTGGTAGTTCTATGTGGTTTTTTGTTTATCTTGTTGGTTATGTAGTATCATGATTATTCATTAATCACTGGTACTACACTCATGCAAGAAGATGTCTACACAAAAGCTGGGATCGGCACTACTGCTTTTCTTGGTTACTTCGCAGGGCTTCCAGCAGAAGTTGTTATGGGTTCACTGTTGGGAGCCATCTTCTTTACTACTGCAGCTACTGAATATAGCTTTAAACGTAGATCGGTATTAGCTTTTCTAAGCTTCGTTTGTGGTCTTATATTCTTTAGCCCCGCAGCAACTATCTTTATTTCTGTTACTGGTCTTTTCGGTGTGAAACCGGAGCAATACGAAATCGAACATATCGATGCCGTGGGTGCTTTCGTTTCTGCTTTGCTTGTGGTTAAGTTAAGCGTAAAAGCATATGGAAGGGCTGATATACCGAAACAAGGAGGGCAACAATGAAATGCGAAACATTGCTCACTATTGTTAATGCCATCATCTGTACCGTCATATTTCTACGAGTATTCTATTTTAAACGTGACGGCAGACAACACTGTAAAAAAGGTGGATGGTTAGCTTTCCTCATTCTTGCTTACTCTTCAAGCGTACCTATTCGCGCTTACTTCGATCCTAATTATCACGCTGATATCTACAACATCTTTGCCAATATCCTGATCTGCACAACGTTGCTGGTCAGTAAAGGCAATGTCATCAAGTTTATAAAGGGGTGAATATGTCATTAGTCGATAAACAGAATATGTTTACAGGTATGGTTGCAAAGCTGATCACCTTTGCTCAGCAGAAGGGATATAAATTGACGTTTGGCGAAGCTTATCGAACACCAGAACAAGCGCAGCTTAATGCAAAGAAAGGATCGGGTATTAGTAACAGTCTGCATACTCAACGTTTAGCAGTTGATTTCAACCTATTTGATGCTAACGGAAAATACCTTACAGCCACCAGCGACTATAAAGAACTGGGGGAGTATTGGGAATCATTGGGCGGAAGTTGGGGCGGGCGTTTTAAAACTCGTCCTGACGGTAATCATTTTTCATTAGCGCTCAATGGGGTTCGTTAATGAATAAAACCGTCATAGCGTTAATTGCTTTGGCTGTTTCCTTTACCGCTGGCTTTGTTGCTGGCGGTATTTATTTTGATAACCGAGCAATGAGTAAACAGATTGCAGGTAATCAATTAGATGAAAAGGATGTGGCCACAAATATTGAACTGCGTAAACAAGCAGACAATGAACAGCAGAATAGGTTGGAGATATATCATGACGCACAACAGCATGATACGATACGCACAGATGCTTTGCTTGATCGTGTTCTTAATCACTTTGACAGGGTGCAGCTCTCAACCGGTACCACGAAAACAGAAGTTGCAAGTACCTATAACACCAATACCTGCCGAATTGAGAAAGCCAAAGCCAGTGAACTTTCTCGACAACTACGAGAAACACTTGAACGATATGGGCGTGAAGCTCAGCGTGCAGATGAAAACACCAGAACACTCAACCTTTGTATTTCAGAGCTGGAAGCAAAGGAAAAACTCCTCAATTCTTACCGATGAAAAAGTAGACAGATTTCATAATGACGGTATCAGTGACGGTGTTAGTGATATCTAATTTAAATATAATTTATATTTATCAATTGGTTAAGCTACTAGAGTATAATTGAGTGGGAATAAAATACCGTTTATCAGCACTAGTTGATAAAGGTTAAAAAACCAAGAGCCATCAGTAAGTTACTGGTGGCTTTTTTGTTTTCTATGGTTGGTAATGGTTGACAAGAACCGAAAAAAATGACGGTATAGGAGACGGTATCAAAAAATAAATTATAAAATTAAGACACTAAAGTAGTTATGTTGCTATTGTTAGCCCTAGTCATCATCATAATTGGCAACATTATTAAATTTAAGAGTTGTAAGGAAATACCGAGTAACATCATCATGCATAATCAGATATTAAAAAAACTGCCACAAATAGAGCAAACGCATCAAATAAAACTACTTTATGTTGCTGAAAGTGGAAGCCGTGCTTGGGGCTTCGCATCAACGGATAGTGACTATGATGTACGAGGTATTTTTATACGACCTCGCAATGCATATCTTTCAATTGATAAACCTAAAGAAACATTTGAGTGGATAGAAAATAATTGGTTTGATGTAGGAGCTTGGGATATTACGAAAGCATTGCATCTATTACGTAAGTCAAATGCTATCTTATTTGAGTGGTTACAATCACCTATTGTTTATCAACAATATGCTGGTATCCAAAAAGAATTATTTGAGTTGGCACAATTATATTATCAACCCCAAATCATTGTTCATCATTATAGAGGGATCGCAAAAGCCGTTAGTAGACATCATTTTGAAGAGAGTCATGCAAGTAAAGCGATAGATGAGCCCATAAAATTAAAAAAATATTTCTATCTATTACGTTCACTTTTAGCTGCTTATTGGACAGTAAAAACGGGGAATATCCCACCGATGGAACTTAATCAGCTAATAAATATATTAACTACAGATGAGCAAATAATTATTCGAGAGTTAGTGAGCTTTAAAGCAGATAAAGATGAACACTTTACTTGGCTACCAACCGATAATATGCAAAAACTGATCACTTTTTTATGGCAAGAAACAGCAACTCAATTAGCGAAACGCACCGTACCAGATAGTGAAATATTAAATAATTGGTTTAGGAAAATACTTGATGAAACTGACCATTGACAATATAAAGCCTTACCTTTTATTTGAAACAATTTCAGGTAGTCGTTCACAAAATTTAGTAACAGATAGTTCAGATACTGATATTAAAGGTGTTTTTTATCTACCTAAAGAGATGTTTTATTGCTCTGATTATGTGCCACAAGTAAGTAATAAAACTAATGATATCGTTTATTATGAATTAGGGCGATTTGTTGAATTACTGTGTGCGTCTAATCCTAATATTTTAGAATTATTAAATGCACCAGAGCATGTTGTTATTTATCGTCATCCATTATTTATGCAATTTAACCCAGAATGGTTTTTATCAAAGGAATGCGTACAGACTTTTGTGCATTATGCTCAAGGGCAAATAAAAAAAGCGCAAGGGTTAAATAAGAAAATCATGGATCCTATAGATAAAGAGTTAAAAACGATCCTTGATTTCTGTTATATCATTGAAAATGGAAAAAGCCTATTACTGAATAATTGGCTTAAAAAACGTTGTTGGGAGCAGCAAAATATTGGGTTGATTAAAATCAATCATGCACAAAATCTTTATGCAGTTTTTTATGATCCAAATAGTGATTATCAAGGCGTAATAAAAAAAGATAATGCCACCGATGTTTTACTAAGCAGTGTCTCTGAAACAGCCATATTACAAGCCTATCTTAGTTTTAATAAAGACGGCTACAGTACCTATTGCAAGCAGTATCATGCTTATTGGCAATGGGTTGAGGAGCGTAATGAAGCCCGCTATCAGCAAAATATTGAACATGGACGAAGTTACGATAGTAAAAATATGATGCACACTTTTAGGTTGCTTTATATTGCATTAGGAATTGCCACTGAAAAAAAAGTCAAAGTTTGGTGTGATAACAGGGATGAATTGTTAGAAATTAAATCTGGGGCTTTAAGTTATGAAACATTATTTGAGCGAAGTAAAATATTAATAGAAAAAATTGAGCAAGCTTTTCAACAAAGTCAATTACCAGAAAAAATCAATCCCGAATTAATTAAACAAGTATTAGTGAATATTCGTAAAGAATTATATCAATAA